ATTAATATGGAAACATCCCATTCAGTCGGTAAGAATTTAGTAGCAAACACATTGACTACAATGTTTACAGTTCCTAGTAGGACTAGAGTACATTGGAATATGCTCTATGCTGTTAATCATACTCTGCATTGCAAAATATTGTAGATGAGATTGTAGGTCAATATTTAGAAACTTTGTACCTTTTAACTTTAAAATAAGGATTTATCATGAGTACATTTCAATTAGACCCAAACGGAGTAGCTAATGGAGTTCCAGCTTTAGGAACTACTCAGGTATTCACTGTTTCAAACTCTAGCGTAGCTTCAACAGCGTTTGGTCAAAATACAACTATGATTCGTATTGCTGTGTCTTTAGGACATTGTCATTTTGCAATTGGTACAGCACCTACTGCATCTGTCACAACAAGTCCAATGGCTCCTACTAATAATGTTTTCTTTATCAAAGTAAATCCGGGAGATAAGATTGCTGTTATTAAAGATGCAACTGTAACTTCTTCTACATTGTCTGTAACTGAACTTATCTAAGGATATATCATGAAAGAAACTAAAAAGCAACAAGCTAAAATTGGTAAAGTAATGCACGAATATAAAGCTGGTACACTAAATACTGGTTCTAAAAAAGGACCTATTGTCAAATCTAAAAAACAAGCTATTGCTATTGCTTTGTCTCAAGCTGGAGTAGCAAAGAAAAAGAAGAAATAATGGTTGACACACTACTGAAAGTGTGATAAACTAAGGAATATGTCTAATTTTTTTAACCATTATGTGTATTGTCATTTAAGACAAGATACAAATAAAGTATTTTATATAGGAAAAGGACAAAAACGAAGAGCTTATAATGTTAACAGTAGAAATGCACATTGGAAAAATATTGTTAATAAAGCAGGTGGTTTTACTGTATTAATTATTGCATCAAATTTAACAAATACAGAAGCTTTAAATTTTGAAAGAATATTAATTATATCTTTAAAACAACAAACAGATATAAATCTTTGTAATTTAACAGACGGTGGAGATGGTGTTTATAATCCTTCAGAAGAAACAAGATTAAAACAAAAAAAAGCTAAAATTGGAAAATTACTTTCTGAAAACACAAAACAAAAAATATCACAATCTTTATTTGGAAACAAAAGGTCTTTAGGTTTTAAACAAACTAAGACAACTGTTGAAAAAAGAAGAAAAAGTGTAATAGGAACTAAACGAAGTAAAGAAGCTTGTTTAAATATATCTATTGCTAAAAAAGCAAAAAATTTTAAACATTCAGAAGAAACAAAATTAAAAATATCTTTAACAAAAAAGATGAAAGAAAAAGATGGCGACAACATATCTATCTGCTGTAAATAGTGTTTTGCGTAGATTGCGTGAATCAGAAGTTGCTACAGTTAATGACAACAGCTATTCCAAATTAATTGGAGAGTTTGTCAATGACGCTAAAAAACAAGTAGAAGATTCGTATGATTGGAACTCTTTAGTTACTTATTTTACTGTCACTACTGTAGCAGACCAATATGATTATACTGTTACTGGATTAGGTGACAGATTTAAAGTTGTAGACTTTCTTAACGACACTCAAGACTATGCAATGATTAATATTACTGCAGAGCGTATGAATCGTTTTACTACTTTTGGAACTCCTCAAAAGTCTTCTCCAATGTACTATACTTTTAGTACTGTTAACTCATCTACTGGAGACACTAAGGTTAGTCTGTTTCCATTACCGGATAAAGCGTATACACTGATTTTAGACGCAACTGTTCCTCAAGCAGATTTGTCTGCTGATGGTGATGTTATTTTAGCTCCAGCTACTCCTATTATTCTTAATGCGTACGCTAGAGCACTACTTGAGCGTGGTGAAGATAACGGATTAAACTCTAGCGAAGCATGGGCTTTGTACAAGTCTTCTTTAAGCGACAACATTGCTATTCAAGCTGCACATCATACGGAGTTTACTGAGTGGGTAGCTAATTAATGTCTAAAGCATTACAATCCGCCACCGTTGCAGCACCGGGGTTTATGGGTTTAAATACTCAAGACTCTGGTGTTACTTTAGAATCAGGATATGCTTTAGTTGCTGAAAACTGCATCATTGATAAATTTGGTCGTATTGGTTCTCGTAAAGGATGGACACCAGTTCATGCTTCCAATGCGGATTTAAGCACTTCCGCTGTGCAGTCTTTAGCACAGATTCGTGGTCCTGATAACAACACAGTATTATTTGCTGCTGGTAACAATAAGTTATTTCTTGAAGAGTCAAGTGCATTAGTTAAAAAGAATGTTCGTAATGCTGCCGATAGTGCAGATGTGTCTTATACCATTTCAGCTAATCATTGGCAAGCTGCTAACATTCAACAGACTGGTGAAACAAAGTCTTTTGCAACAGTAGTGCAAGCAGAGCATCCTGTATTACTGATGAACTACTTAACCACTGCTTTTGGTTTTCAGCAGTTAGGCGATTTAGGGACACTTCCTGCTGGCTATACTACAGCTACTTTTACTCCTAATTGTTCTTTAGCCGCTTACGGACGCACTTGGGTTGCTGATATTTCTGGAGACAGACAAACAGTTTATTTTTCAGATTTAGTTAATGCTTTAAACTACAGCACAGGTACTTCTGGACGATTAAATATTTCTGAAGTAGTTGGCGATGGTGACCCTATTACTGCTATTGCTGAACACAACGGGTTTTTAATTATTTTTTGTACTCGTCATGTTGTAATTTATAGCAACGCTCAAGACCCATCTAATTTAACTTTGTCTGACATGATTAGTGGTGTTGGGTGTATTGCTCGTGATTCAGTTCAAAAAACAGGTACAGATGTTATCTTCTTGTCTGAGACTGGTGTGCGTTCATTGATGCGTGTTATTCAAGAGAAGTCTGCGCCATTGCGTGATTTGTCTAAAAATGTTCGTGATGATTTATTATCCAGTGTGTCAAATGAAAGTAATAAAGCAGCAATCAAAGCTGTGTATTCTCCGTTAGACGCTTTTTATTTATTGTCTTTACCTGTATCAGGAAAAACATATTGTTTTGATACTCGAACACAGTTGCAAGACGGTGCGTCTCGTGTAACAACATGGTCTACCGCACCTACAGCATTTTGTCTTACAATAACAAATGCCTTATATATGGGCAAAGCAGGATATGTTGGATTGTACACTAATTGGCAAGACAACGGCAGTTTGTATCAAATGTCGTACTACACAAACTATGCTGATTTCACATCTCCAACAACATTAAAAATGTTGAAAAATGCTGATTTTGTTTTAATTGGTGGGTCAAATCAAGACATTACTATTTCTTGGGATTTTGATTACGCAAGTGCTTATATTTCAAAAGTAAATCGTTTAGATGTTGGTGCTGTTAGTGAATACGGTGTTGGTGAATACGGTATTGCTAAATACTCAGGTGGTTCAGTGATTACTAAATTAAAAATACCAACATCAGGTTCTGGTCGAGTTATTCAGTTAGGACTAGATTCTGATATTAATGGTAATTCGTTGTCTGTACAAAAACTTGATGTGTATGTTAAACTTGGACGAAATCTGTAATGAAACCAATTAATATTGTTAAACTAGACTCACAGCGTTTAAATTACGATGGTGATGCAATGATTCGTAAAATTAATATGTTAGTGAAAGAAAAAAAAGCCGCTATGTTACAATATGGTAATTCTTTGTTACTGCTAATTAAACTTCCAGATAACAATGCAGAGTTGCATTTGTTTACAGCAGACAATGCAAAAGATTTGACTTTGGCATTGCAAGACTTTATTGCAAAAATTCAAAAATCTAAATTAAACTATGTTTATGGCAGTGGTGCTGTTCCTAAAATTTTAAAATTGTTAAATTCTTACGGCATTAAAACAGAGAAATCTGACAATCCAAAATACAAATGGATGGCTAAAGTATGAGATATACACTAGATTCGTTTCTTCCGTTAGGCGCATTTGAACATTGCGGTAATCGTCATATTAAATTACATGGCGGTGGTGGAGGCGGTATTGGTAGTTTTCTTGCTGAAATTGACCCTGTAGAAGCTTTTAAAGGTGTTGCTAATTCAACCGCAGACGAACAATTTAGACAAACAGATTGGGCTTCTGAAAATGGTTGGATGCTTCCAATAGCTTTGGTTGCTGGCGCTTATGCCGCAGGTGAATTAGTAGGTGAAGCTGCAGTTGCTGGTGCTGGTGGTGCTACTGCTGCTGATGGCACAGTTTTTGCTGCTGGAGAATTAATCCCTGCTGGAACAACTTTAGCAGAAGGAACTGCTGTCGGTACTAGTGGTGCTGCAGGTACAGGGGCTGCCGCTGGAGAAGGTGCATTAAGCACTACTGAAATATTAGGTTCTGGAGGATTTACTCCTACTGCTGGAAGTTCTTTTGCAGTGCAACCTACTCTGCTTGAGCAAGCTGCAGTAGGAGCCGCTAAAGGCGCTGCAACAGGCGGAGCTAAAAATGCTATAACAGGCGGAGATGTTCTACAAGGAGCTGCACTAGGAGCATTGGGAGGTGGTGTTGCTTCAGGGGTAAGTGGAGCAATAGATTTAGGTGCAATTGGTAATATTGCTGGCGGTGCTACCGCTGGTAGTATTAATGCACTTGCTACAGGTAGAGACCCATTAACCGGATTATTATACGGTGCTGCTGGTTCTACAATTAATGCAGGTGTCGGAGCGGGAGTTAATGCTGTCGCAGATTCGGGATTATTTAATAATGTAGTAAGTCAGACAAATACAGGAAATACACAAATGGAAGATTGGTTATTAAATAGTGGATATTATGATAATCCATCCAATATAAATTATTCGGATTATACGACACCTCCAGTCGCCTCAGATTTTTCTCCTGTGGATTACGGACAAAACTCTGGCGATGTTGAAGCTCAACAGGGTGGATATTATGGTGGGGCTGCTCCACAAAACCCTTATGCTAATATGTCTGATGACCAAATTGCATCAGCCATTGCTGCTCAATCTGGTACAGATAATAGCACAGCTCTCGGATTAGTTAAGAGTTTAGGCTCTTCTGTTGTTAAAGCATTGTTAGGTGGAACAGCTACTGCTGCTCAACGCTATGCTGCTCAAAATTTAGGTTTAAATCAAGGTGGTTTATTAAGTGCAGGAGCAAATTATTTATTATCTAATCAAGCTGGTCGAGCAATTCAAAGTTCCGCTGGGCAAGCTGCACAACAACAAAGAGATGCAGCAGTTTTAGCTCAACAACAAGCTGGTTTTACTCCAGTTGGCACTACCACTGCTTTTGGTCAGTCTAACTTTGCTTTTGACCCAACTACTGGTAAACTCACTTCTGCAGGTTATACACCTACTGCACAAGTTGCAGGACAAGTACAGAATCTGTTTGGGCTTGGTGCTTCAGCATTACCAACCACAACAAATACCCAAAATATTCAAAACCAATATATTGCACAACAGCAAGGTTTGTTAGCTCCGGGTCGTGAACAACAATTAGCTCAGTTACAAAATAGACAGTTTCAAACTGGTAGAACTGGTTTAGCAACTGGTGGTACAATGGCAGGGTATGCTCCCGGTCAAGCTGGTTTAATGCAGACTAATCCTGAATTGGCTGCATACTATAATTCTTTAGCACAGCAAGATGCTCAGTTAGCTGCAAATGCTCCAACTTATGCTCAAAATCAGTTAAATGCTCAAATTGCAACTGGTACTGGTCTATTTGGTGCTGCAAATACTTTAGAAGGTTACGCACAGCAACCATTGGCTTTGTCTTCTGCTTTAGGTACAGCATCTTCTGGTGCAGGTGCTAAAGCTGGCTACTATGGTTTATTAGGTAATTTACAAGCTGCTCAAACACAACAAGCTGGGAATGTAGCGGCAGCATCAGGTCAGATTGGCGCACAGCAAGGACTGTTAAATGCAGCAAATCCATTATTAGCATCTGCTGGTAATGTTATTTCACAATGGTTTTAATAGGAATTAATCATGGCAGATATGTTTGATAAAGAAGAATTAAGCATCATTGGTGGCTTATTTCCAAATACTTTAGCTATTGCAAATGCTGAAAAACAAGCACTACAAGATGCTTCTTATAAACGATTTAGCAATGCTGCAGGACCGCAGAATCCGTTTGGTGGTTTAGCGGGATTACAAGGAATGTTTGGTACTGCTGCAGGGCAAGAAATTCAAGGTACTTTAGGTTATCAAAGTCCTGTTACTCAAGTTGCGTCATTAAGAGAACAAGCTGCACAGCAGTTTGATACGAATACTTCTGAAGGCTTAATGCAAATGGCACAGTTTTTAAATAAGGCTGGAGATGCTGCTGGAGCAAGACAAGCAGTTATGGTGGCACAAGGACAGCAACAAGCAGGTGCTACTTTAGCAAAAACACAAGCAGAACTTCAAAAAACAACTGCACAAGCAGGTGTAGAACAACAAAAACTAGCAAACGAAACCGCATTTAGAGAAGAACTAAGTAAAATTCCTAATCCACAACCAGAAGATATTATTCGTCTTGCTACAAGATATGGCGGTATTGATAAAGTTATGGGAGTGTTACAATCTTCAATGGACAAACAAGCCATGTTAGAATTTAGACGAGCAGTATTAGCTCAAAAAGAAGGTAATAACTATACACCAGCTCAAAAAGTAGCAGATATGAAATTTGGTGCAGACTATAATAACTTTGTAGCTGGCGGTGGAATATCAACAATTAAAACTCAATTAGATAATTTAGATAAAGCTATTACTATTTTAGAAAAAAATCCTAATTCTACTGGAAAAGCAGTAGGTTTAGCTGATAAAACTGGCACATTGTCTTATGTAAGCCCAACGGCTGCTGAAGCTAAAGATTTAGTTGGCGGTGTTGTTCAATCAAATCTTCGTGCTGTTCTTGGTGGTCAGTTTGCTCAAAAAGAAGGTGAACAATTACTTGCAAGAGCATATAATCCCGCACAACCTACTAAAGATAACTTAGACCGTTTAAAAACTTTAAGAACTCAAATTAAAACTGCTGCTGATTCTAAAATACAAGCTGTTCAATATTTTGAAACAACTGGTTCTTTAAAAGGCTTTCAAGGAAGTGCTTATAGTGGAACAGCGGCAGATATTGCTAATGACACAAATAAAGACCCACTTGGTTTAAGGAAATAAGTAATGACAACAATTGCTGATATTCGTAAACAGTTTCCACAGTATTCGGATTTGTCGGATACTGACCTTGCTAAAGGTTTTTATAGTAAATATTATAGCGATATGCCTTATGATGAATTTTCGTCTAAAATTGGATTAGTTGCCCCAACTCCAAAATTACCTGCAACAACTGGAACTGCTGCTCCAGAATCGTTAGTTGCTGACCCATCTAATCCGTTTAGTTATTTAACACCAGAACAACAAACGGAACAAGGACCAGTAGGAAAAGCTATTGGTGGTGCGGTTCAACAAGGAGTTAGTGAAGGTGTTCAGTTTGCAAAAGGTGCGGTAATTAATCCCTTACTTACTGTTGGGCAAATGACAGGACAACAAAAAACTGTTGAAAATGTTCAACAGCAAATGGCTAATATTCGTCAAGCGTCAGGTGGCGAAGGCTTTAGTCCGTCTGAATTGTTAGGAGCAGTTGTTAGTCCTGTAAATAAACTTCTTCCCGGTGGAGGCTATATGGGAGGAGCTTTAGGAGCAGCAACTCAACCAGTTGAAGGTAAAGATTTATCTACTTTAGATATTTTAACTGGTAAAGCAGAGCAATTGGTTGGCGGTGCTTTAATGGGTCGCTTTGCAGAAAATGTTATTGCTGGTTTAACACCTAAATTAAAAGAAGGTGCGGCTGAATTAATGGCTAAAGGAATACCAGTATCTCCCGGACAAGCTTATGAAGGTGTCCCCGGATGGTTGTTTCGTCAAATTGAAACTCTTGGTTTAGGTCCAAAAACTAAAGATATTAATACATCTTTTAACTATGCTGTTGCAGATGAGGTTTTATCAAGCATTGGACAATCATTGCCAAAAACAGTTCCATCAGGACAAAGGGCAGTTGAAGTCACTCAAAAAAGAATTAGTAATTTTTATGATGAAACTTTAGCTAATTTAGGAACAAAACCATTTGATTCTGAATATAAACAAAAAATGGGAGAAATCTTAAAAGCTTCAAGTCAAGATATTCCAGATGAAAAAACTAGAAAACTTCTAATTAATAGTTTAAATACTAATATTGGACACAGAGTCGATAAGAATGGTATTTCCGGTGAAAATATTAAAGACTTACAAGAGTGGTTAAAAACTCAAATTACTAAATATAAAGACGCTACTGGTGTCAATGAAATTGGTTTAAAAACAGCTTATTCTGATACTTTAGCAAACTTAAATCAATTTGTTAATAGAATTGACGACTCAGGTGGGATTGCTAAAGCGGATGCTGCGTGGGCAAAATTGTATGGCTATGCAGATGCGTCTAAAAAAGCAGTTACAAAAGGTGGTGTATTTAGTCCTGAACAACTTGCTCAAGCAACTGCAGCACAAGCTCCAACAACTTTAGCAATTGGTGGCGGTAGAGTTCCATTAAATGAAATTGCACAAACTGGAGTTAGTGTTTTAGGAAAACAAGAACCAGCAACTGCGATTGGTAAACTTATGCTTGCTTCTAAAGTTGCAACAGGTTTTGCTACAGCTTGGGCTGCTCCTGCAGTTGCATTACCAATACTAACTGCTGCGGGTTTGTCTTACGCAGCAGCTAAAAAATTAATGCAAGACCCTAGCGCAACTAGAATTGCAATCAAACAAGCTTTGGAAAAAAATCCGGGATTATTTGGTACGGCTGGAACAGATTTATTAAATCAAATTAGCGCACAAGACGCAGCGGTTCAATAATGGACCCAATTAGTTTAATCCTTAATGTCGGTTCCAAACTAATCGACAAGTTCTTTCCAGACCCTGAGCAAAAAGCAAAAGCGCAAATTGAGCTTTTGCAAATGCAACAGAATGGTGAGCTGGCTCAAATCAATGCTGATATTGCAGAGCAACAAGAACTCACTAAACGACAACAAGCAGATATGCTTAGTGATTCGTGGTTGTCTAAGAACATTAGACCTATGACTCTTATTTTTATCCTTGCTGGTTACTTCACATTTGCTATGATGTCTGCATTTAATATGGACACCAATAAAGCCTATGTTGAATTACTAGGGCAATGGGGTATGCTTATTATGTCTTTCTATTTTGGAGGAAGAACATTAGAAAAGATTATGGATATGCGGAGTAAGAGTGGAAAAGAATAATATAGGTATATGGGTAACTATGGCAGTTACTACGACTTTATGTATTGTTGTGATGGGAATGGTTGGTGCAATGGTTGTTGGTCTTTTTGATAACGATGTTAGCAACGATAAAATCTTTGAAGCTATTACTCCAGCATTTCAAACTATTATTGGTGGGTTTATTGGTCTGATTACTGGTATTAAATTAGGACACGACGACAATGCAACTGAGTGAGCACTTTAGTCTTGAAGAGTTAACTGCTACTTCGCATCGAGAGTTTGATAATACTCCTAAAGCAAATGAATTAGCTAATCTGATGAGATTGGCAGCTTTGCTTGAGCAGGTTAAAACAGTCTTAGGTGGTAAACCAGTGATGATTAACTCTGGGTTTAGGTCTAAGCAAGTTAACGACTCAGTAGGCTCTAAAGACACTAGCCAACATAGGCTAGGGTGTGCAGCAGATATTAGAGTCCCCGGAATGACCCCTAATGAGGTTGTACAGGCTTTAATAAAGTCTAACATAGGGTATGACCAACTCATCCGAGAATTTGACTCATGGACGCATATAAGCGTTCCTAATGAGATGTCTATATTTCCTCGTAAACAAGTATTGATTATAGACCGTCAAGGCACTCGTCCTTACGCATAATAGTTTAAAAATAACTTATTAATGAGTCTTTAAAGGGTTAATAGCTTATTTATGAACTATTAAGTTTACAATCTTTTATTTTAACTTTACAATAAAAAAACAGCCCCGAAGGGCTGCTGTCAAGTACTACCACACACAAGGAATTAAATCTCGCACCCACCTGCAGTACAGCTTAGAGTTTGGACACCTTCGACATTATCGTCATATTCTTTGAAGTTCTCCCAGTCTACTGAATCAGGAACTAACAACTTTAATCTGTTATAAGCTTCTTCGTCTATTTCTTCATAAGGTGCTTGTTTGTAAGTGCCTCCATCCATCGGCAGGAAAGACACACCAGTCACTTCATCAAAGTGTTTGAATGTCCATGCTCCAACTTCCATCCATTCTGCTTCACGAACACTAATTGTTACAGACGGCTTATGCTCACAGTAGTGACGCTGGTACAGTAACCACAGACGCAAGTGTTGAATTGCCGTTAAGTCTTCACGAAGTAACGCACCATCAGCTACTGCTACAGGAAAGCTAAAGACTGTAGTTGACTCAGGTTTCATTACACAAGGTTCTGCAACAAATCCAGCTTGAGTCATAAACTGTGTCAGTGGGTCTTTATTATCGGCACGAACACGACGAATATAGTATTTGCTATGTTGAGGATGGATACCACTAGCAGTAGAACAGAGTTGAGATACAGTTCCCTCTGGTTTAATAGCGGTAACAGCCACAGATTGATTAATACCAATAGCACTAGCAAACTCGGAATTAACATCAATAGCAATAGCACGAAGTTCCTCCAATCGTTTAGATAGTTCTACATCATCAGGATTGTTCAACAAGGTATTGTCTAGAATACCAGTCATCGACACACCCAGCAACGCTTCTTCTTCAGTGTTCTTTTGCCAAATCTTACGCAAGTAAGGAAAGTCTGTTAGCGACGCTTGAAAAGTGCCAAGAATCGTTGCCAAACGGATTTTATTCCTAATAGAGTCAAAATCATCAGTGCTGCGGATAATACAGCTAGATAAGTTGCAAAATTGATAAGGACGAAGAATAATTTCAGAACAAGGGTTAGTGCCGAAGTCATAAGTTGCATCTCTGCGTCCGTTCTTTGCTGCTTGTGCTTGACTTGCTTCACGATTAAAGATTCCTCTCTCACCTGAATGTGATTCATAAATAGAACTCCACTCACGCATGAATTGACCGATAGTTGGTGTCTCTAGATAAGAAGCAGAGTTGTTTGCCAATGCTCGTTGTGCTTGACCATCCCACCAGTTACCTGCTTTAGCGTGAGCCATCTTATCGTCTGACAAATCAGACAAAGAAATCATTGCTGACCGTCTGACTCCACCCACAACCACAACTTCCCCGATTTTGCACAATATATCGTGACACTCAATGGAAGACAGATTACGACCAACTGCCCCTTTGAATTTGGTAATAACATATTTAAAAAGGTCTTCCAAAGGTGCGGGTCCAGAAGCTCTTCCTCCGAAAGTCTTGAGCCTTGCTCCGGAAGGTCGAACTTTGGATAAGTCGTACCTTGGAATCTCGCCAGCGTAAAGAAGAGCCAAGATTTGTCGTAACGATTTAGCCCATCCTTCTTTAGAATCCGACACACTAATAGTAGTCTCACTATCGTACAACTTAGACGGGACTTCAGGTAATTTAGAAACATATTTCTGCTCCACAGAGAAACCGACACCAGTGCCACAGAGAAGAATGTACATTGCTTCATCAAAGGCTTTAGGGTCATCAATCGGTAAATAAGAACAATTAAATGCAGCGACATTCTGACGCTCTAATGCAGGTCCTGCAGTCATTACTGCTCTCATACTTGGTACTACATCTAATGCGGTTACTGCCGTTTGTAGTTCATTGCGTAATTCTGATGTGAGTGTATAGTTTTGTTTTGTTGCTAAATGCTTCTCCATAAAATCAAAATATCGTGCCACTGTTTCATTCCAGTGCTCACGACGACCTTTATCGTCAAGATAGCGACTGTATCTTGATTTAGCAATAAAAGTGTTATAGGGAGTCATTGTGTATGCGGTCATTATTATCTTACTTCCTTTTCTAGGTTATCGGCATTGTCCTCTATGCGTTCTGAGAACATTTCTACAATGTCTTCACTGCTGATGTTTAAAAGCTCTAGAAGTGTTATCTCATCCAAGGCAATCAATCGTTCTTTTATTTCATGCAGAAGCAAAGGCATTTTTTTCTTTCACTTATAATACTTGGTAGTTACTTCGTCGTAGTTCTCTAGTAAAAAATCCACATAGTGTGAAATCTTTTCTAGGTCTTCTTTTCCATTCTTATAAGGGAATCGAAGTATATATTTTACCACATTATGCGACCAAGGGTCAAGCCCCCAATCCAGTGCAATAGTCCAAGGCTGCACACCTTTTTTATAGTGTGTACCACCAACTTGTCTGGACAAGGTATCACCGGGGTCTTCCATTCCATCTGCAAACTTTGCAGCTATTCTAGCTTTTTTAAAAAACTCTTCTGCTTCATATTCTTGTAGAGTTTCTTCTAAAGTTTTATCTTGTATCCATCCATAAGGATAAGGCATTGCTACTGGACTGTTATCCATGTTGTTTAATCTCCACCATTTTCTTAGTTGCTTTCGTTCCTTGTGACCAAGTTCCACAAGACTTACATTGATAGCGTTGATAAGTACCTGTTGCAGAAATTGCTGTACCACGCTTTTGAAGATTATGGTCTCCGCAAGTAGGACAACCCATTACATCATTGTAAGTATTTCTGTTTGGATGATTACGAATCCAAGGAAGAAGAGTGTCATAAAGATTTTCTAATAAAACTACATCTTGTATGTTGTAATCTTCCATGCGTTGCCAAGCGTCTTTATCTCCGTTCATGCACTTAACCCACAATGAGTGTCCTTCGTGGTCATGCTTTTTACCAAGACCTAATCGTTGTGCTACATAGTCCAGCTTATTGCTAGGAAAACGGAACTGGCTACGAACCACACGCAATAAATCAATCTGTTTATAAGGCGATGGTGGATTAAAACGATGTAATAGAAATTCCTTGTTAAGAGTAGGAATATCGAACTTAGTGCCATTATAATGAATGACAGCATCTGCAGCGTCAAGTAATCCATGAATACCTTTCAACATGGCTTTAGGTTTAGATTGGTGAACAGAATCAAAAAGAATATCTGGTTCGTCTAACCATTTAGCTGCATAGCATAAGACATAGGAAGATTCCATGATTTGGTTTATTGATACATTTTGTTCCCATAATCCCCAACAATGTACTGTGTTTGGGGATGATTCTATATCAAGAAGGAGAATACGCATTAAGATACTCCATAAGTTTTTTTAATCGTTCTGCAGAATCGTCTACAAGTCCTAAAGTCAAATTACATTTATCACACAACAGTTTACGAACTTCTCCTGTTTTATGGCAGTGGTCAACATTTAAAGGTCTACGATGGTGTTCTTGTTTACAAATAAAACAAACACCGTTTTGTTCTTTAAACATTTTATCATAGTCGGCAACACTAATACCATATTTCTGTTTTAGTTTTGTTTTACGACGAGATTGTTTAACTATTTCAGGATTATTTTTAGACCATTCTATAGCTTTTTGATTACAACATTTTTTACAAGCTAAATTACGAACATAAAACTCTGATAAGTTTTTTTCAACTTTACAGGTTTTACATATTTTCATTCGTCATCGCCCCAGTCATTAAACATTTCAGACTGTTCTTTGAACTTTGCTTTATGTTTCTCAAGCCAAGCCCAATCTTCTGTAGAGATAGCATAATCTCTTTCACGACCTAAAGGAAAGTCGGTAACAAAACGAAGTCTTTCAGAAACTCCGTAGCCGTATTGAGCAGACAAAAAATCACCGAACTGAAGCACTAATGCCATCCATGATTCACAGTCATCTGCTTCAAACTCTTTAGTAATTTTTCCGTCTAAACTTTCTAATTCAAATTTAACTTTCATCATATTGTCGTACATTTAATTCTCCTTATTGAACCATCAAATCAAATAAAAGTTCTGCATCAATCACTGCTAATGGCGGTTTACCATTTTCTTTAATAATGACAATAGGTTCTCCATCGCCATGAGCCTGACATTGTTCATAGTAGCGATACACAGCAATCTTAGCTAAAGACTTACATTCAAATGTTGCTGGTAATTCTTCTTTAGCAAACTGCGACATCACTACATCTTCGCCATGGCTACCCATTGGACAACTGCGTAGGTCCTTGTCCGTCAGTTGTGGATACCTCGCTAGTAGTTGCTTTACTGTCCACTGCTGTAGCAACCTTCCTTTTTGTTTTGCGGAGCTTGTTTTCAAGTTTAATTTCCTTCTTTTTGGTAATCATCTTTTTCGGTATTGTAATGCTGTTATTACACATTCCAACAGTGATTGTTCCTGCTAATTCAATCTGTTCATCATCTTCAAACACAACAAATCCAACTGACTTACAGCGAAGGTCTTCTCGCTTTGCTTCATGCCACTCACCTTGAGCAAGTGCATCGAGCCATTCAACTAGGACGAGCTTGGTGGTGTCCAAACTTGATTCGGACTTCTTTGTAGCCACAGGAGTTGTGCGTTCTCCGACACTCGCTGCTGGTCGTCCTCGTAAGCTTTGAGGACTGCTTGATACAGTTCGCTTTCGTTTGTACATTTTTCAAGAACCTTTTTAGCTTTAACAGGACCAATACCTTTTAGTCCAATGATGTTATCAATTCTGTCGCCAGTCAAAATCTGAGTATAGAAAGAAACTAATCCTTCAAACTCAGACACATAATACTTTTCTTTCTTGCGGTAGTTGTAATGCCAACCACGCAACTGGTTCAAATCTTTGTCGATATGAACCATGATGGTTTCTTCTTCTGGTACTGCGTAAGTAGCAATACCGACAGCATCGTCAGCTTCAATACCATTGACTACTTCAAAGCCCCACGATGACACTAGATGGTCACGCAAAGCCTGTAAATGAATCGGTTTCTCTGATACTCTCTGACCTTTATATGGAACTGTAACTGCAATCGAATCTCGGAAGTTGCCCTTACCAGTAAGGAATCCCTTGTAATCTGCACAGTCCAGCTCCATACAAAGTTCAGTCATTGTTTCCTCAAGTCTTGCTATTGCAATAGACTCCTCAGTATCATTACTAGAGAAGCCTACTGCGTAGCAAAGACTATCAGCATCAATGAGAGCAGTTATCACAGGATGTCGTCGTCCAAGTCTTCAATCGTGGAGTCGTCGCCATTAGCGTTGTATTTGATTAAATCAGTAATAACAATCTTAGCTAGAGAAGCACTAACACCTTCTTTGTTCTTCCACTTCCAGCTATACGGCTTAATCAATGCAACTGCTTTAGAGCCGTTACCAACTACATCCTTAATCTCATTACCATCTTTATCAAACGGCTGGATAGCATAGTTTGATTTGACAGTTAAGAACCAACCCTTCTCAGGTTTGTCTTCACGCTTGCGTGGTGCAAGACCAATAGACTCTAGTGCTTCGACAGCAGCATTAGAAAGATTAGCTAAGTCGCACTGGAACTTGCCACTCATCTCATTTACTTTGTCAAAGAAAGCCCATTGAACTTCTGCTTGAATTTTTACTGGTTTCATTTCCATTTGATTCTCCTTATCTACTACGGTTTAGAAATACTGCAACTGCCATTATACAACAACTTACAACTCTTATATTTCATAATGTGATAAACTTATTGAAGCGTTGAGTTTGAATAATCAAGACTGGCTTCAAGTGTTCCATCTTCAATATCAAGCAACGCATCTTTAAGAAGCTCATGAGTCTCTTCAATATCAAAAGACGAACTTAGTGAATATGTCCCATCTTTATATGCTGATATTGCCACCATCCCGAGTAGGTTTTCATCTTGTTCTTTTTTCATCAATGAGTTTCTTTCCATGAGTTACCTACCTTGTATTCTCCGTCCAAAGGACAGCGCATATTCAATACTATACCAGCTTCTTTAATCGACTCTGTCCCCAATATTCCAACTTCTTCAGCACGACTCTCTTCAACTTCAATCTGCCACTCATCGTGAACATTTGCCACTATCTTAAAATCTATCTTAGCGTGTCTTAGTCGCTTATGCAAGATAACTACCGCTTGCTTCATCACTATCGCACCAGCGCCTTGTAATAGCGTGTTGAGCGCCGAGTGTTCGGCACGAACGAGTAGCTTGCGTCCGTCAAGACCCGGTAGCCATCCTTCTTTAGCATAGATACGAGCCACTTTCTCTCTAAGAGTTTTAAGCCCCGGCGTATTTTGTAAAAAAGAAGTAATGAGCTTCTGTCCTTCTTTCGCAGAACCTCCAACAATCGACCCGATTTTGGCAGGTCCAGCTCCATACATGAAGGCGTATAAAAAAGTCTTAGCTTGATTCCTCGTTTGCAACCCAGCAGCGGTTTGATTCTTTGTGTGTATGTCGCCTTCAATAACTTCATGTGTATACGCATCGTCATTTATATAGTGCGCCAGCATCCTTAGCTCCAATCCTGAAGCATCAATACCGACTAGCTTATATCCTTTTTCTACTGTCCATAAATCCCGACACTCGTGTCCGTAAGGACTACCACTGTTGGGAACCTGTGCCATGTTTGGACTCATGTGTGTCATACGACCTGTGACAGCGCCATTAGTAATGACACGACCATGAACCCTGCCATCTTTACCAACCGCTTCTAACCAGCTATCTATCTGAGCGATTCGTTTCTGTAGCATCATATACTCTGCTAAGGCTTTTGCTTCGGGGTAATCGAGGCTGGCGAGGACTTCTTCGTCAACGATGACGCTGCCTTTTTCTGTTTTCTTGGTCGGCTTCCAGCCTTTTTCAATGAGTCTTTCTGCAATTTGCTGTCTGCTGCCGGGATTGAATGGCTCGACAATATCCCGAAGAGGCTTGCCCGATGTTTTGTGAACTCGTCCAGTGGTGACCTTGTCGGGGAAGATTGCAGCCATTTCAACTTGAATAGTGTCCAGCTTAGTTTTAAGTTCAGCCAATAACCGTAAAGCCATCGCTTCGTTAAGCTTAAACCCGTTGCGTTCTTGCTCTGCAATAATGATTGCGACCTCATGTTCGAGTGTGATACTTTCTTTCGAGAAATCATTTTTCATCTCCTGAGTTAAGTGTATATACAACTGTTTTGTTACTAGCGTATCTTGGACACAATAGTCCCGCATCTCATCTGTGTAACCACCATCAAAATCTGTAAACTCACCTTTAGCAAACCCTAGTCGTTGTCCCCATGCAGCAAGACTGTGTCCATCTTCAATGGATGGATTATATAAACGAGACATTACCAATGTATCTACTACTTGTGACTTCTTTACAGTAATACCCCAAACTCGCTTCAATACTGGAAAATCAAAGAAGATACCATTGTGTGCAACAATTTCAGTTGCGTTGTTCAAGTAAGTCTGCAACAACTCAGGAGTCTTAAAACTGAACCATTCGTCTGTGTCAATGTTACGAGTAACAACGCACCAAATCTTGTCGTGTGCTAGATTTGTTTCAATGTCAAGAACTATTCTCATTCGATGATTGTAACCAAATCAGTAAGACTAATCAAGTACATTCTCGAAGTGTTGTCATCTCCACCACGAACCATTCTTGGCATATTCTTGGCAATATAGGAGCGTAGTTTGTAGACCGGAAACACTAGGGTCATTACAATGTCATTACCCTTAGCAAGATTGTGGAACCAGTAGTCTGCTTCAGTAGTGGCAATTCCACTAGGACGACCACGACTCTCAAACTCAACCACGATGTTACCTGTGCTACTCCACTTGTCTCGCTCAGTCTTAACTTCTATCTTGCTGTTCTGCAGCATATCCGCTACTTTTTGTTCAAAGACCTGTCCGTATTGTAGGTCAAGGTCAAATCTTTTATCGTTGTTAAACATTTCAATCCCTGTGTCCGTAAGGTTCAGCGTGAACTCCATTAACAACACAACATCCATTCATGTCTATGTCGCAGTTTGGATAACTATAACAACCTATATGTTCATCATAGTCGCTACTATTCCATTCTCCAACGAGGTGTCCAATCTCATACCAGTCTGGGTCGTAATATCCAACCCGGCTATGAGATATTGCAACATCCCTTGACATTTCCCAAGCTGTTTGCCATACCTGACATAACGGTTTTAACGCATTCCATTTTTCATTTGTGAAATGCGCATATGCTTTTTTCATGTCTTTTTTATAGTGTTTAGGTATCTCTACTTTCATTTTATATCCTTATATACAGAGTTTAATTAAACCACCTAAATACATCAATACTGCAACTGCTTCAACAACAAATAAAGCATAGTCTTTTTGCTGTACTCCAGACCATGCCCACAAGCCACTGCCAATAAACCCAAACCAAAGATTGAGTGGAAAGATATTAAGACTGGTCAACGCAATACCAATTAAGCATAGCGTTGTCCCCGTCCATTTAATCATTGTCTTCTACACCTTCAAAACGATTCAGTTCATGCTGAATAATATTCTGTGCTGCTTTAAGAGAATTAATCAATCGTTGCATATCTTCTTTATGATAGTCCGCAATCAGTCCACTCGGAAGACGATAGCCTTCTATTGTATCTCGCACAAGTTCTTTAAGAGTAGTTGAAAACTGAATAGCTTCATCAGTATCACCAAAATAAAACCCATATTCAATTGCGCCATTCTCCGCAATCCAATGAAAGCTATCTAACTTAATACTTTTCTTACTCATATCTTCTTTCCATTTCCAATGATTATTCCAATTCGGTAGATGTAGTGGCGGACATTTCCAAACCATTACACATTTCTCCAGTACCTATCTTTAGGGTTATTTTTCATGCTAACAATTAGCTCGTCTATGCTAAAAAACCACTGAATCACTTTCATGCCATCATGCTGCATGATTGTAAAACTCATTTACCCTCCGCAATAAACTTATCAACGGCAGAATCAATCTCGTCTCCAATCATCCATCGCCACTCGCTCATGTCGCCATTACAGGCAATCACAGACGGAGCCACTAGACTAGTGTCGACATCCCATGACGCACTGCGTAGCCAGCGATAACGCTCTGCATCAGCATAGATTTCTTTATTGTCTTGTATGCGACCAAAGACATCCTTGTTAAGTGTACGCAATCGGTCTATCTCTAAACACAATGCGTTGATGTAGTTACGAGTAACAGAATACTCATCCTGTTTCGCATACTCTCTTGCTGCTTCGACTAGGTCTTTCATAGTGTGTCCTGTATCTCTAACATTCGTCCGGTTTGTCCATTATACAACAATGCGCCACAATTACCAGTGTAGCCACTGAAGCGATTTTTTAATACTCGTACTGAAGTAGTGTTGCGTTCAACCATATCCATTGCCTGTCCATTACGCTCTAATCCTATCACAATGTCAGAGAGCTGTGCAATCGCACCTGAGCCACGCAACTGTGCTAAAGATGTTGCAGCACCTTCCTCGTGTCCTTTGCTTTCAGGTCTTTTTAAATGTGAAACACAAATCAATGCAATGCCTGTCTCCTGCACCAGCATCCGCAACTTAGTCATGATAGCGTCTAAAGCTTTACGCTCATCTCCAACATCACCACCAGAAACAATAATAGATAGATGGTCAAGAAAAACATAGCCACAATTAAGACCCTTTGCCATGTACCGGACACGATTAACAATGTTCTCCAAAGAAGT